ATGTAGTTGTGCCTGACGCTGTGGTCGCGGCGAAAAGATTTGGATTTGCCATGATAGTTCCTTAAAAGCCAAAGACCATTGCGATAGCCGTTGCTCTCGCTTGAGATACACCAGATGCCGCAGGTGCGGCAGATGTCCACGTAGTGCCGTTAGACACCAAAACATTACCGTTTGTGCTGGGTGCAACAAAACTAGGTGTCGATGTACCGTTACCCAGAATGACGTTGTTAGCAGTCAGCGTGGTTAGACCTGTACCGCCTTGATCAACACCAAGAGTTCCAGTAGACACCAAGTTCTTACTGCCGTTTGTAAATACAGGCTTGCTGGCTGTTAGTGAAGAGTCAATGAAGTCATTGGCCGTCAGCGTTGTACCGTCAAATGTCAGGTTAGCAGAACCAGCAAATGAACCGCTACTGTTGTATTGAACTTGAGTTGTAGAACCACCAGCAGAGCCACCACCTACATTAACAAAGTTAGTGCCGTCCCAAGCAATGATTGCCCGTGTGCCAGCCACTACAGTAACGCCCGTTCCGGTCACACCTTGAACAATGATTGACTGGGTACTAGACGTTTTGTTGATAACAACGTAAGTCTTAGACTGTGCAGGGACTGTAATTGTCCGTGTAGCCGTACCGCCCGCTGTCCACAGAATTACTGCGTACTGTGAGCTATTAGCCGTCAGACCCGTAGAGGCGTATGTACCCGTAGTTAGGGTTAATGTGATGTCGGCATCAGTGGAGATTGTCTGCGTACCGGCAACGGCAACGTCAATAATCTGCGAGATGGCGTTGTTAACTGTGTCGCCCCACTGCCCGGACAGTGTGCCCGTGGCTGGTAGCGTGAGGCCAATTAGTGCCGTATTTGCCATTTAATGCTCCTACTGTGTAGAAATTACTGTCCAACCGGGTGATTCTGTATTATCAACAGCCGTCCAACCCGGTGTTTGTGGATTGCTGATATTTTGCCAGTTTGCGACCTCTGTGTCATCAATAATTTCCCACAAATATCGCCCACCGTTTATTTCCGTTATAGCCATCGTTTCCGTCTGGCTCACTTGGTAGTTTGCACCACCAGTGTTAATGTCCGTGATTGCAACAGATTCATCCAAGAACTCCGTGTAATACGTTCCTACAGTCGTTCCTTCTGCAATACCCATCGACTCATTGATGGCCATAATCAGCACAGCCACCTGTGCTTCTGCTATTGCAATCGACTCCGATATATCACCCAAGAATGTAGCAACTGCTTCCTCTACACTCACAATCCCTAACGAATCCGCAACGCTCTCGTTGTAACTTGTCTGCGCGGCCTCATCGTCTGTAATCGTCTGGCTATCTGCCACACTTTCGTTGTAGCTTGTAATTGCCTCGTTTACATCAGCAATAGCCGCAGTCTCAGTGACAGAACCAGCAAACACCGCAGTAGCAGACTGGTCTTCAGATATAGCGGCAGATTCATCTACCGACACATTCACTGTCAGAGCTACAGTCTGAATATCTTGAATGCCTGTCGTTCCACCCCACAACCCAGTACCCCAACCATCCGCACCCCAAGCCGTTGCGTCTGTCAGCGACTCCGTAATACTTACATCAATCAACAACCCAGCCGCAGGTGAATCAGCAAGTAGGGCGGTTTCAGTAACGCTGACAGGGAAAGTCTCTCCCCCGCCCCATGCGTTATCACCCCATGCGCCGTCACCCCAAGCTAACGCCATATCAAGTCAATGTTAATGTGTACGTTACTGCAATCGTGTCACCGTTAACAACAGCCTTAGAACTAGAGAAATCACCCGCAGAGAATAATGTGCCGGTGGTTGAATCTTTAGTTGCGCTACCGCCAATGTTAATAAAGCAACCCGCTACAGTTCCTGTGCTGGTCATAGAGAATGACACAGCAGAAGATGTAGCCTTGCTTGCGGCGGCGGCAGAAGAGAATGAAGGCGTAGGACGGTTGCCAGAATATGCAGGAGCGTTAGTGCCACCCACTTCTAACCAGCTTGCGTGAGAAGCTTGCGTATCAGCCGCTATAGCTGTGCCCGTACCTTTTAAGCCCATCACAACTGCGCCGGCGGCTGAGTTACCAAGGATAGTATCCAAGGTCAAGTTCTTACCCACAGTAACAACTAAGTTCTGAATAGGTTCGTCCCACTTAATAAAGCCATCTGCGCTGTAGCAAATAGCATGATATGTACCGTGGATAGCCATCTCATCAGAGGGCATCGTATTGTATTTTGTGATTGCTGCTACTTGGTCGGTAGCGGTGATTTTGTCCAAGCTCATGTGAGGCTCCTTAATTAGAACTACGAATTAACGAAGTGGTTGGGCCATTTACTGGCATTGTGATTGTAAAAGTTGTTGTTGACGTCTTGTCGGACCCAAAGTCCAACACGGCCACAGATTTATTACCTTGACTAGAGTTATAGATCAACGCGCATCGAGCTGTTAATGCAGCAGTCCAAGATATATTAGGAAAGCCAACATAGGCCGTGTACCCTGAAGACGCCACACTAACAGGTGTTAATGTAGAACCACCAGCCGCATAACCAGACGCCACTACTTCATTGGTAGACGAGTAAATCGTAGTTGCTTCGTTTAGATCGGCGCTGGCCGTGTACAAAGCAATCTTGATAACGTCTGTAGTAAGGTCGTGAATACCTTGGTACAGCTCTGCCTTGAAGCTTGTGGTCTGGGTCTGAACAATACTCATGAGACTGCAACCCTAACTTGGCCATCGCGGTATGCGTCAGCCCTTTGTTTACCATCACCCAAGTTCTTGAGAAGCGCCATAGCTTGAACATAACGCTCTTGATATGTTTTGTACATTCCGTCCTCTGGCGCGCTTTTCATGTACACACCAGCTTCACACAAAGTGCCATACAGCAATGCAGAGTCAAAGTTATCACCCAGCCATGTAGTCAGCGCGGTAACAATAGACTCTGGATAGTAGTAGTAATGAAGTTCTGCGTTGTAGTTAACATCTGGCGTAGGGCCAAGAATGAACGACAACTCATTAACATTGGCAGACTGAGGGCCAAAGATGGCATAGTGTTTTGGCTCTGAAACCTGTGCGCTCAGTGGATATGCCTCGCGCATGAAGTTCACATCTTTGTTCAACAAGTACAGATAGTCACCTTGAAACACAACCGCGCCGTTTACTGTACCGCTATTTGCCACTGTTAAAGTGATTGTGGTTCCGCTAATTGTTCTAACAATAGCGTTGGTACCAATATTTGTTCCCGTAACCTGTTGTCCTACAGCAATACCCGTAGCACTGGCCACAACAATGGTCTTTGCACCAGATGTGCCTGTAGCTGTTGTAGCGTTATACGGGTATATGGCTAGGCTATACACCGACAAGAAGTCTTCTGGACAAGCCAAGTACTTATTGCCGTTTGCCAATACGCCCGTGACATTCTTACGCAAGTTGGCAATCTGCACCGTGTTATAGATGCGTTGCTCCGCTTGCTTGATCATTGTATTGATCGCAGTCGTGTCAAACGTGTTCTGCGTGTAGTCAACTACCGCAGCCACAAGTTGGGCGTATGTCATTGCCATAATTTAAGCCATTGGGCCGCGAGACATTAAACCTTTGGTAGCAGCGCCAGTGCCGCGCATCTTAATGCCGGACGTTTTAGGCTCACCACCATTAGACTTGTTGATGTTGCCTACAGTCATCTCAACTGTATCAGCGCGGCTTAAGTTCTTACCAGAGCCGGGGTTCTCTTTAGGAGCGACTTTCTCGCCCTTCATTGTGTGCGGAGGAGCATAGACTTTGGCATCGCCAACTTCTTTGCCCATCATCATTTTGCTGTATTTAGCCATGTTAGCCTCGCTTTTGATTGTTTGCGCGAGCCATGTTGCGGCCTACTGCCCGCATAGCTTGACCAGTAACGCCGGCAGTTTTCTTGCCGCCTTTTGTTTCTTTTGCAGAAGGGCCACTGTTAGGAAAGATGTGAACATCAGTCTTGCCTTTTTTAGCGACTCCGTCTGCTGATCGTGTATATGCCATGTTTAGCTCCTATGAAACTGTTATCGTAACTGTACCAACAAATGCTGTTGCAACCAAGTAGTTAGGCGTTAAATATTCGTCATAACTACTTGCCCCACCTACCGGTGCCCAACCCCACTGGATGTCCCGTGAACCACCAGTTAAATTACCACTTGCATTCAAACCCGCCGTCACATACGTTGTGTCTGGCCGTGGCTGATACAAAGCCTGTGGATCATAAACAGGATACATACCCAGCTGCAACTGCGGCTGATCTGGATCCCAACAAGCTTCACAAACTTTTAGCTGATAAAGCTTGGTCTTGATGACCTCCATCTTTAACTGCTTCAACTTGTAGCGTTGCCCACACCGATCACATTCGGCAATAGCATATTTACCGGATGCAAACGGAGTTGCCATTAAGTACCACCACCAATGAACGCTATACGAGGCACCAACCTCAATGTAGCCTTCTCGCGATCCTCTTGAGCCGCCAGAGTATATTGTTCGTCATAGACTCTTTTAAGCATATCCAAGCGGCCTTGCAACTCAGGAACCTTCATGGCTATGTAGTAGGCCAATCCCGCTGCTACACACGGCAGGAATCTAAAATTCATATCGGATGTCTGTACACCAGCGCCAGCGTCTTGAATGCGGCGCATTCTGTAGTACACAAACTGATACTGCTGTGAGTTATCAGGTGTGGGCCATACAGTCACAGCGGGCAGCTGGGGCACAAATACCGCAGTTCCATCTGTCTGTGCTGCAGCTGTCGTATTGTTCTGGCCACGGAATACACCGCCCAGCACATTACCACTGATATAGGTGTAGTAAATGTCTTCAGTGCCTAAACGGATAAACCCAGACCCAGCTAGTCCAACCACTGTACTAAGCGTAATCGTTGTGGCCGTGGATGTAATTGCACCATCAAGAACGGCGGTAGTAGGATTAGTTTCACCAGACAAACGCTGAATCCACACTTGAATTGGCCTGCCTTGAACCAGCTTGTTAGGGATCGTTGCATAAGTAGAAACGCTAATGCGGGTAATGCTCAAGTCTGCCTGAGTAGACGAGTTGTTTGCCTGCGTTCTGATCACATGATCCAGCAAATCAATCGTATCTAAAGGCAAAGCGTATGTGGCCAGTCCCGGAGTCAGAGTAATTGTCCCTGTCTCAATTGTCCACATATTGATGCCGCGATTAGCCCACTCAATGGTCATCAGGTTAAGAGAACGGCGCGCTGTGCGTAGGTCATAACCTGTACGCATCTCACGGCCAGCTCTCTCCCACGCCTCTTCAGCGAGCTCAGTGAACTCCATGTTGAAGGCGGTGGTTCCTGTAGTGGTCATATCTCTCCACCAATATCAGCTTCTTCTAAAGCCAACTCTTCAAGAACTTCTTCTGTGCCGCAAGTGCATGGGCCATCTTCATGTAAAGCGCAGTCTTCTGTGTGCATTATTTCTTCGCAGTCTTTGCAGAGTTAATGAAAGCTTGAGCTGTAGGCGCGCCCTTGGAGCCGGGTTTACGCATCTTCTCTTTAGAGCCAGCCGCAATACGTTTTTTCTTTGCATGGATGTTGGCATACAAGCCAACAGGACCACCATTAGCGTACTCGGTAAAGTCGGTGTCATCCCTACGCTCTTTGCGTACACCTTTGGGCATTTTTGAGGCGCGCAAAGCGCCCATACCACGGCTAGCCATCATGATTTAACACATCTTTCCGCGCGTTTTACCGCGCTGGGCAATACCATCACCGCGACTAGAGGCTGTCATACCGCCAGACTTCATACCAAAAGATGCTTTGATGCGATCAGTAACAGAGCGTTTATCAGTAGAACCGCTACCTTTTCTAGCGCCAGCAAGATTTGTTTCAATGCTTCGTTTCATGCGTTCATTTGCAGACATTTTGGTCATATCAGCCGGCATCTCAGCAGATTTACCACGACCGGGACTACCTGAAGGCATTTCAGCAGACTTACCACGATTCATCATGCGAGCCATATCACTGCCAGTATCGCGAGCAGCTGGTTTGGGCATAGCTTTAGGCATAGCTTTAACAACTCTGCTAGAACCGGGTCCACCAAAACCTTGATCTCCAGACTCAATAATCTTACCTGAGTCTCTAGCGCCCTCGGCCATAGCACGTTCCATTGCAGTACCTGCATTTGGCCTGTATCCTTCATCTTGAGGTCTACTGCTAAAATCAGAACCCGCCGAAATCAAGTTTTGCATCTTCCCGCTTTCATCATTGGGAGATGGCAGGGGCGGCATAGGTCTTCTGCGAGAAACAATTTGTGGACGATTGTTGGCTTCTTCCATTTCGTCAATGGGGCCGCCTTCTTGGTAACGATTTTTCATAATTTGCTCCTTAACACTTTCCGCCCATGGCCATTTTGATTTGAGTGCCTTTGGTTTTGCCTTTAGTAGCAATGCCATCAGCGGCTTTTGTATAACCACCCTTAGAGTAAGCCATGCCGCCCATGTTTAGTTTGGTCATAGCTGCACCTTTGTGCAAACGGCCTTCGTGTTTATTTACGGCCTTCTGCATCATCTTCTTATCCATCTTTACATCTGCATGTTTCATATCGCCACCTTTTGCAAATTTACGGCCCTTGTCGGCCTTATTAAAATCCTTACCCACAGACTGTGGGACGCCTGCTTTCTTAGCAAACGCTGGGTTGTGAGCCACCGCCGCCATGAAATTATGTTGAGCTTTACTCTTGCTTGGCATTATCGCCCTTGCCGAATAAGCTGGTCAATCTTTTCTTCAAGCTTGTTAAAGCGTTGGTCAATGTGAGTTGTAATGCGGTCAATTTCTGCTTGAGTAACGTTATCACGGGCAACCTCCTCACGGGTTTTGTTCAAAAGAATCGTAATACGGGCTAACTCGCGAAACTTTTCATTAACAATGTAGCCCATAACAGACATTAACAATGTTAACGTGGCCGACCAAACGGTGTTGAGATCTAACATTTCCATTTTCTCAATGCTTTATTGATCCGTGAATCTGGATCTTTTGCAGTCTTTTCGCTGGTTAACTTCTTCTTCATGCCGCCCATCCTCGCACAGAAAGCGTCCTTGCGGGATCCGCCTTCCGGCTGGGGAGGTTTCAAGTTCATACCTTGCTTTTTGGCGGAGGCGCGTCCCTTGGCATTCAAGCCACCAGTCGGACTCTTTCCCTCTTTCCTCTGCCATGCTGGGCTCTTAGCCATAAAACACCGAAAGGCTGGTTAACGAGCCAACGCTCAACGTCAAATTAAGACCCGTACTCGCCAAGATACCTTCACCGGGGATAAGGATATATGTAGAGTTGGCCACGGTCTGACTTGTAATGTCCATCGTAAATAACACCGGGGCAGTAGCACTACCATCGCGAATTTCAAATGTGCAAGCGGTACTTATGGCGGGTGTAACAACAAAACCTTTTAGCCTTGTACGACCTGCGTAGTACGAACCAGCGGTACTACGGTGCGCGGATTTAACGTCTGTCTGCATCATAATTAATCTCCTTGTAAATGGGGGCCGAAGCCCCCTAGACTAATTAGTTTTGTGTGCTAGTTGGGTTAGCAGCGCCGTCAGAACCTTTGACGATGTACTGGCACGTAACCGTAGCAGCACCACCGCTGGCTGTACCAGCACAAGCGTAAATCACTTGCACAATCAGGTCAGTAGAACCAACGTTCAAGAGGGTGCCAATTTGCGCGCCTGTAATAGCAACAGTTGCACGGCCAACAGCCAAAGGTGTAGTTGATGCGCTACCAACAGTGGCTAATGAAGAGCCGCCAGAAGTGCGAATGGTAATGGTGTTACCAGTTGTACCCGCATAAGCAGTGGTAATGTCAACAAAGAAGTTTGTGATCTGTGCGCCAGCTGGAATAACAAACAAAGTTGTAGCAGCTGTGTCGCTAACAGTTGTTGCACCGGTCTGGCAAACAACGGTAGCGCCCATGTTGCGAATCGTGCCGGCTGTGGTGCCTGTTGTGTTTTTAACAGTGCCCAAGAGCCAAGGGCCAAGGTGAGTTGCGAATCCCATGATGTTTCCTTACATACAAGTTAAGTGCATCAATCTGTATGTTGTCAGCCGGGACTGCTTGATGCACCGGAAAGCCCGGATTAACATGTTTATACCACTTCAATAAAAACAATGCAACAAAAAAGGGAGCCGAAGCCCCCTTTTCTTTGCCGCTGATTAAGCACCAGCAGAGCCGAACATACCCAATGGATCTGACCAACCAAATGAATAACGCTCGCGAGACTTGTAACGAACGTTACCTGTATCGAAGTCGCCGTCCATGGAGTTAGCCAAGGGTGAACGAACAAAGTGCTTCATGCCGTTAGGAACGTCTGTGGTCAAGAACCAAGCGTTAGTATCGGTCAAGAAGTGGTTTACACAGTAACCTTCGGAAACTGAACCGTTGTTCTTAATTGCGTTAATGTCGTTGTCAGTTGTACCAACGCGCAACTCGGTTTCGAGCAGGCGGGTCGCAACGAATTGCAATGAAGAAGGAACAACCAATTTCTTTGGTTTAGCTGCGATCAACAAGCCACGCTCGTCTGTCCACAAGCTGATCTGAATAACGGCGGCTTCCAAAGAAGTCTCGTTCAAATCGGCTGGTGTAGAGGGAACGTTACTGTTAGTACCGCCATTGATCAAAGGATGTGATGCACTGAACAATGCAACGCCGTCACCACCAACGTAAGCGCTAGAGAAACCGTTGTTCAAAACAGCGGCACCTTTAACTTGCTTGGTGTATGCCATAGCGCGGGCCAAAGCTTTCGTGTAACGAGCAGACAAAGAGTCATACAAGTTATCTTCGATAGCCTCTTCAGTCAAGCTGAAGCCCAAAGCAATGGTTTCGTGGTTGTATCGAGCAGTCCATGCTTCCTGTGCATTGTCATAGCTGATGGCAGAGCCTTCATTTTTGACTGGTGCTGCAGAGAAGCCAGAGAGTTTAGTCTCTTCTTCGAAGCTACGCTCTGATGTCTCAGTTTCGTAGATCTCTTTGTGCTCTTGATCGTAAGTAGCGTACTGCAGACCGAACAAAGCGTTCAGACCGGGGAGCAACTCTTTAAGCAGTTGTGCGCGTGAAATAGCCATGATTTAGCTCCTTATGCTGTAGCAGTTGCTGCGTAATACTCGTGCTGGCCAAAATTCAATTTAACCAGAATTTCTGGAAATTGATTAAAGACCAACGTTGAGCTTGCGCCAAACGCAGTGATGGGGGCTTGATTCAAAATCACAGTCGTTGCACCAGCCGCCGCTGCTGTATCTACAAAGGAGCCTGAAGCAATGTAATTGCCGTTAGAGTCCAATGAGCCTACATCAGTACCAACAGGTAAAGCAAAGGGAATTGCGCTACAAGTGATAGTGGCAGTTGAAATGCTTGTGAATGTGGCAGTACCAAGAGAGACTTCGGTATCTGGATTCAAACCCAACACACGCAAAGGCAGAGCATCTGTCGTTGCAGGCGTATCGCTTGGAGCTAGAACTGCGTTCTTTGAATTACCAGTTGCAGTGCTGCCAGTGTTGTTAATCATTGCCAAGTTTTGGCCAATCATTGCACGAGCACCAGAAGCAACAGCAGTAGTAGCCGAGCAAACAACAGCAGAAAACACAGTGTCAGGATCGTCACAAACGATAGCCATAATGTCGCCCGCAGCAGTACTTGCTGGATAATACTGAGAAAACGTCTTCTGTTTGGTCAGCGGGTTAGTAAACGAGCATCCCAAAAAGACACCAGCTACTGTACCCAGCGTACCAGTACTTACAGAAAGACGTTCTAAATTACCGCGAACCAAACCCACGAGATCACCATAAAAAATGTTCGTAGCGTAGTTGTTGATAATTGCGTATTCACGAGTAGAACCCGCAAATACCTGACCTCCGATCAGGTTGATCGGCTTTAGCCCGTAAGGGCTTGAAACCACAGGATAAGCCATTTAAGACTCCTAAAAAATTAAGTACCTTTACCAAAGCTTGACGAGGATTTATTCTCCCTAAAGAGAGGCATTCTCGGGTCGCTCTGACGCATAAGGCTATTATCTACAGCATCCGTTTGAGCTTGTGTCATCTTTGCAAAATGGTTATTTCGCTGTTCCACAAATTCTTTCGGAGTCTTACAGAGTAACAACCCGCCAATTTCAACATTGTCTTTGTATCGACTTGCTGGATCGGCTAACAGTCTAAATTTTGGCTGCTCTTCTAAAGTGACTGGCTCCCAGCCTTCACGCAATTTGCCTGAAAGGTTACGAGGGTCAGCTGCATTCAAATTAGCAACACGAATCCATCGGTAAGCGTAGTCCGGGTGCTTGTCTGGTTCAGGTAGAAGTTCAGCTTGCTGCCACTGTTTAGGACGTTCAGCCATCAATCTATCTTCAAGTTCACGCGGTTTTCTGTTTTCAGCCATTATTGGCCTCCATTTCGATTTTCGCCTTGGCATATTGCTCGGGCGTTAAATTAAGTTTTTTGGCCAAGCTCAACTCAGATGGATTCAAACGAACCCTCTTTGGTGCGGTTGTCCTTGTAGCCGGTGCAACCACCGAGCTTTTGCGAGCGACTGGTCGCTCATTTTGTTCCGCTTCTTCCTCAAATTTCTCTGGGAACCGCCTGCGGATAGTGGCGTCTATCTTACGATAATACTCTTGTGATGAAACCTGAACACCCTCGCGGCGAAGCTTCTCATGTAAGCCAAGCGCCAGACTGGTCATCTCTTCATCTTCACCAAACCACGGATTCTGCTGTTGCCATGCTTGCGCGCTGGGGTCAGGCCGATACTGTGGTGTAGGCTCTGGAGCCGTTTGTACTACAGGTTTTTCTTCTTGTAAAGGGGTTGGCTTAAAGTTTTTGACTTTATCAGCCTTTAATGTGGCTTGAGTCAAACGCTCTTGAGCGTCCATAACCTTGTCAGTATCACCAGAATCATAAGCTTCACGGTAATCTTTCTTGGCTGCTTCAAGCTCCATCTGTACAGCGCGCTGAACTGTAGCCAGCACATTTTTCTCACTATTGTCCAGATTTGTCTTGAGGCGTTTGTTCTCCTCCATGACCTTCTGAGCAAAGTTAACAGCCTCTTGCTGCTCACGCACGGCGTTCTCTTTCTCACGGCGTTCATCGTGAGCCAGCTTTTTCATCTGGATCAGTTTCTTCTTAACTTTGGTAGAGTAGTCCTCTAGCTCATCGTTATAAAGCTCCTCTTTAACTTTCTCTTCCATCGGAGGCTTGTTACGGTCCTCCGCAGGAGTGTTGTCTTCTACGTCAATAATGATCTGTTCATCAGTTTGATCGTCTTCTGTGGTGACCTTAACGTCATCCATTTCATCGGGGAATTTAAATGTACTCATGTCGCTCCTTATTTGCGGCGGATGCCACGTGGATCGTCTACTACGCCCTCTACAGAATCGTCATTGATCACACGGAATTCTTTGCCGTGGATGACCAGTCGGGTTCCTGAGTTGGGTCTAATCAAGATAAAGTCACCCTTCTTGCAGTACGGGCCTGTTGGGAATCGGCTTGCGTCTTTGTAGCAGTCTGGGCCCATGTCTACTACAAATAGCACAGTAGTCAGGGTTTCCTCAATCATGAGAGTTTCTTCCGCTTTTACGAGTCCGGACTCTCCGTATTCCTTCTCTATCTCTGGGATAGCGCAAAGGATTCTGTAACCAGATGGGCGGGGCAATTGCTTGGCCTTGTCCTCTGATTTGGTGTTCAAGATCTTGGATAAATCCACGGCCTTGGTTATGTCGAGATTTGAAATCTCACTCGTCATCGTCATTGTGCGTAATTCTTTCCTGTAGGTCTATGATGTATAAACGTGCAGTGAGTAGACCTTTAACCTCTCCACACATCCTTCTGTACTCCGCATAGTCTTCAGCCTTGCCATCGGCTATTGACATTTGAAGTTGAGAAACTTTGTCATCTATCTTTGACGATAGAAGTTTTAAATACTTATCGACCATTTCGTGCCTTTATAAGATCAGCCAGTACACGGCGTTTGTCAGCTTCCTTGTCAGAATCTAAGTTAAGCTTGTTCTTTGCAATGTCAGCTTGAAGACGAGCCATGTCAATGTCCTTCTGGGTCATGATGCGCTCGCGCTCAATCTGTTGCTGTGACTGCTTAAGTTGTGCGTCAGTCGCATCCTTCTGCTGCTTACGCTGGACTTCTTGTCCCTTAAGCTGCAGCTCTGCTTGTTGCATCTGAACCATAGGATCCTGTGCCATTTGTTGATTCTGTGCTTGTTGTGCTTGTGCAGTGTTTTGCTGCAACAACTGAGCACCAGCCTGTGCAATCAACCTAGACAACTGAACCTCCACATCCTCTGGCAACTTCTCTTCTGGTGGTGGTAATGGCACACCCATCTGTTGCTCAATCAACTGTCTATAGTGGAAGCCCAAGTGTTCTGCAATGTGAGCTTGCAGTGCAGCCATGATGACGTTGGCCTGTGGGTTCTGGCCAATTGTCTTCATGATCAAAGGATCTTGCATAAACATTTGGTGGGCTGCAATGTGGGCTTGTTGGTCTTGGTAGATAAACGCCTTCATTGGCTGGCCTTTCAGAGCATTCATGTTCTCTGTAATCGGATCCTTTGGCATCTGATCATCAGGTAACGGCACTAACTTCTGGGCGTTCTTAATTCCTAAGACGTCAAGCATCTGTCTATGTAACTGTGGTAAGTCATAGATCTGCGGAGCCATTTGAGCCAGCTGGATCACCGCCTGATACTGAACAATCTTCTGCGCCATCGTGGCCGCATTAGGATCTGACACTGGAATAACATCCACCATGTCGTAATCAGACTGTTTAGCCTTACGACTACCCTCTTCTGGCTCATAAGAGTATTCAGGGGGTGTGTATTCTTTGATAATGTCGCGCAAAAGCTTTAGTTCTTGCTTGAACGAGTAGTGAATGCGCGCTTGAACAGCCGTCATCACTTTTAATGTGCGCTCAAGGATCGCCAGTGTTGTGCCCACTGGTGAATTGGCAGACATATCAGCCACTTGGATGTCAGCAGCCGAGGCAAATTTGCGGCCTTCGTCTACGATCTTATCCAAGAGCCCAGCCAGAACCTGTGACGGCTCTTTATAGGGCAGAGCCATGATGTTCTCTGCAATAGTCCCGCTTGGTACGTCCACATCGCGCCACTCAGCTGGGCCAATTGGGGTGTCATCACCTTTAACTCTAAGTCCTCGGGTCTTAAAGCCGCCGGGCAAGTTGGCCAGCGTACCAGCGTCTACTAATTGACGCAGAATAGACGTACCAGACTTGGCAAACGCGCCAACTAAGTGAATTAGGCCAAAACAATAGAAACCAAAGCCCGGCACATAACCATAGTGAACGTAATGCTGGCGCTTTGTGTGTAGTTCATCGCCTTCGTTCCAGTTTCTACGGATAGCCAGACACTTGCTGCTGCCTTTTTCAATCGTAACGATATAGGGTAAGGCAATTCCTGTGGGTTCTCCGTCTTTATCCTTGTGTTCGTAACCTTCAAGGTCAAGATTGACGTTCATTTCCAATAACTTGTATCGGTCATCAGACGTTGCGCGGAATCCCATCTTCTCCGCAATCTTTTTCTCCACATCATCAAGGTTATTGTTAGGTTCTCCAAGTTCTATATCAGCGTAGAAGCCGGCAACCTGTAACTTCCTTAGATCGTTCTCTGTTTTACGCATCACATGGGTAACGCGAGGGCTTGTGTTAAGGTCAGAAGCGCCATAAGGCACAACCAAGTCCTCGGCGGGGACAAAAATAGACGTTTGGCGGTCTAAGTTTGGATCAAAGTAGACTTTCTTAAACGCATTTCCTGAAAGACCTAGACCCCAGACCATTCTTTCGTGCTCTGGACGGAACTCTGACATCACATCGGTCAGTTGATAGTTCATATCATCCTGAACTCTGATGGCGGCATCCTTTTTCTCTTGGGTTTCTTTACCAATGATCTGAGTTTTGACCGGTCCTGCGGCGGGAAACGTGCTCATCATGATCTCGGCTTGGAATTTAACCAGAGCTTCCGACAATAACGGGTGGTAGACACCGCAAGCACCAACCCAAGGGTCGGCTCGCTCTTCAATCTTCATCCCCAATAACTCCAGACCGTCTACATAGGTCTGCATCCAGTCTTTGCGGGAGTTAACGTCATCGTCAAAGTCACCAATCAGGTCGGTCACTATCCCTGTTACTACGCTACTGTCTAAATAATCCACCAAGTTAGCGTCAAAATCGTCTTCTTCTCCGCCCATTAACTCAATTTCTATCCCATCCATCTCAATAGTGACAGACTCTGGGTCTTCAATCTCAATTTCAATCTCGGGCTCGGCACTCATTAAGCCTTCTAAACCCTCTGGTGCAGCGTAAAGTGATTTTTCAATGGACATATGTATCCTTAATAGTAAGAAACCTTGCGTCTAAACGAGCGAACTTCGTCCTCTTCGTCTGTCTGCAAGCGTATAAACCCGCCTTTTCTGAACCTTATCAGAGCCTGCGTGGAGGAGTCAACTAAGTCATCGTGGTCTGAGTTGGGGAACGCCGCCATCTCTTCCATCAACTCGTCAGCCCAGCGCGTAGCTGGTGCCCAAACCTTACCGCTGGCAAATAAATCAGATACAGAATTGATCCTGACCATCTTATCATTACCCCTAGACGGCGTAAACTCTTGAACAGGTATCCCCATCGCCCTGAGTTCATAGATTAACGGCGCTCCAGACGCTTTAGCCTCAACAATAAAAGCATCTGGCTCCCACTCTTTGTAGTGGTTAAATGCTTTCTCCTTTAACTCTGGGAACTCCATACGTTTTTTAAACGCATCTAACAGAATCACGTTAGCGTCATTCTGGTTTTCGTTAAGGTAGAACACACCCCAAGTCGTACACGCTGAATAGTCGGAGCGTTCGTTCTTTGTAAACGCCGTATCCCAAGACTGGATCACAAACTCACACTTAGGTGGGTCTTCCGCTGTCCATTCTTTCCACCACTCCCGCTTAACAATCGCGCCCTGCTCTGACGTAGGGCTTTGCTGGTACTGTGCGTTCCACTTAGAGGCAGGCAGTTCAGACTGTAGTGCATGGAGTTCTTCGATGCTCCAGAACTCTGGCCATAGTGGATTCCCACTCGGCAGGATCGCAGGGAAG